CAGGCTGCTAAGTTACTTGAGTCAGACGAGGCTCTTGCAAGGGCAGCAGCGTTGGAGTATGACACTTCACAAGCTGATTACAATATCTTCACAGATACTAAGTATCAGCATAACCCCAACAGCACCTATCGTCCATCGCAAGTTATTAGAAGAATGTAATGGCAAGTATTAACCAACGTATTCCTAACTTTCTCGGAGGAGTTTCACAACAGCCAGATAAAATAAAATTTCCTGGGCAGTTACGAGTATGTGACAATGCTGTGCCTGACATAACTTTTGGCCTAAAGAAACGTCCTCCTGCAGAGTTTATAGGTAAACTAACAAACGCCAATACCACAGGTCATTGGTATGACATATTGAGAGACGGTGACGAGAAATATATTGTACAGATCACACCGTCCCTGACAGGATCTATGCCTATAAGAGTATGGGACATAGCAGATGGGACTGAAAAATCTCTGACAAATTCTTCTGGAGATTCTATATTTAGTTATTTATCAGGAGCAACATCTCCGTATTCTGTACAGACAATCCAAGACTACACCTTGATAGCTAACCCTAACAAGACTGTAGGGACTACAGGTACAACTGATGGGCCAATACTAAACGGAGATTATTCATTTGCAAGGTTAGACACTATTGCATACAATACAGAATATGTGTTATATACAGGAACAGCCCCAACACCAAATACATACTATCGTGTAACCTCAATCAAAGTTGATGTAATACAAGGTGGTAGTCTTAACGGTGCTACATTTGATGACAGTAACGAAGACGGAAGATTTGCTGGAAGCATTGTTTGGTCATTTACAGGTGGTCAAAATGTAACTACAACTGGAGCTCAGGTTGGTGGTACTAATATCACTGAGGGTATTGAAGGTAGCTTACAGGTAAACGCTCAAAGTTTTATACAAGACAATATAGCTACATATCAAGCTAGTGGATCTTCTGGGACACCCACAACCTCTGGTAATGGAGCTGATTTTATTGGGTACACACAAGACTATGATACTAGATATACTGCAACAGTTACCTTAAAAAATGGTGGTATAATTAAGACAAGTAATACAAATACAGCTCAAGGTTTATTTATTGATGTAGCTTTAGAAGGGCAAACATACCGTATATCCGTTGAAGCTGTTGAGGAAGTTACCACATATGATGGGGTATCTAATATAGCATACCATAAAACTCCACGTAATCCATCTGAGGGTTATCTCAGTATGGCTACTATTCTTAAAGGTCTAGCATCTTCTGTAAATAGCTCACTTCCTAACGTCTCTGCTGAGGTTATTGGTAGTGGTTTATTTTTAAATGGTACAGGTGCTGACGGTGTAAACTTTCTTGGAGGTGCCGTAAACGAAAACATGAGTGTCATAGGTCAGAAAGCACAGGATATTAGTAGGCTACCAGCTATGTGTAAACAGGGTTATGTAGCTCAAATTTCAAATACTGCTGACTTAGAGACTGATGATTATTATGTAAAATTTCTTGCAGATAATGGTAGTTCTGGTGTAGGTAGCTGGGAAGAAACTGTAAGACCAACAAGTTTTTCATTACCTAAAAGAACTGGAACGTACACTACTGCTAGTGGTTCAACAGACATAGTATGTACTATAGCTCATCATACAAATGTAGTTGGTGATGATGTGCATTTAAATTTTACAGGTGGATCAGCGGTAGATGGTGTTTACACAGTTACTGCAGTTGCAGGATCGGGCCAAACTAAAACACTTACAGTAACTGGCACAGATAATAATGCTAGTAATGGCTTTGTGACTATGGACGATGATCCTATGTTTTTAGGGTTAGACCCCACAACCATGCCACATGCACTTATAAACAACCGTAATGGTACGTTCACTTTTGTTAAGCTAGACTTATCAACAGCAACCTCACAGGGTAATGAAAACTATTGGAAAAATAGAGAGGTAGGGGACAATGTATCTAACCCATTTCCTAGTTTTAAGGGTCAAACCATACAGGAATTGTTCTTTCACAGAAACAGATTTGGGATTATATCTAACGAACAGGTAGTCTTA